AAAACCATTCAAGTGGGCACCGAAGGGCTTGTCGGAAAGGTCAGGATGACGAACCGATGTGGACAAAGGTGGTAGGAGTACCAGAGGTGGTTGTTTCCGGCTAGGTGCCCCAAAGGCATCTATGACTAATCTATTGGATTATTAATATGTCTATACAACATCTGATCAGTGTAAGCGGTGGAAAGGACTCTACTTCGGTATATTTGCTTGCCATTGAATCAGGGAGGCCATTTAGGGCTGTTATGGCTGATGTTGGAAATGAGCACCCAGATACCTATGAGTTCGTCGCACGCTTGCATGAACGAACTGGCGGTCCAAAGGTAGAGATTGTGAGTGCTTCCTTTGATGTTGATATCGCCAGGAAGCGGCTGTTCATCGCCAACGATCAGAGGACTGGTAGAAACTACGGCAAACCAGGTTCTGCGAACTATGGACGGAAAAAGCGCTGGACGAATAAGGGCAAACGTCGCGCCCTTTCGGCGCTTCACCCTACAGGCATCCCATATCTAGATTTATGCATGTGGAAAGGACGTTTCCCATCTAGCCAAGCTCAATTTTGTACTGAGCAGCTGAAAGACATGCCGATAAGTGAACACATCGTCGGTCCGATGCTGAAAAGCGGGCCAGTGCTTCAGTGGCTCGGCATGCGCGCTGAGGAAAGTGTTCGCCGAAGTTTGCAGCCCAAGTTCAACCATCATGAGAATGGCTCTATGCTCTGGCGTCCTATTCAGGCATGGACTGAAGCTGATGTGTGGGCGATGCATCGTCGCCATGGTCTTTTACCTAATCCGCTCTATGCGCGCGGGGCTCGCCGTGTTGGATGCTGGCCTTGCGTGAACTGCGGCAAAGAGGAACTGCGCCTTATCGGAGATATGACTCCATCGGATGTAGACCGCATAGCCGAGTGGGAACACGCAGTCGGCCAGTGCAGCAAACGCGGCCGCGCAACATTCTTCGCACCAAAATTGAAAGGGATACCGATCAGCATCGTGGATGCCGTCGAATGGTCTAAGACGACGCGAGGTGGAAGACAGTACGGAATGTTCTTCGACTCCCAGCGCGGCGGTGGATGTTCTTCTGATATGGGACTTTGTGAAAGTTAATCCATATGATCATTAAGCTTATACTCAAACCAGAACGCCTGCGCATCCGCATTCTGAAAGCCTTAAAACTCCAACCCATGTCGATCAATGAACTGTCGCGCTGCCTATCGATAGCCTTTGAGACGGCCAGAAAGTCACTTTTAAGGCTCATGCGTCATCTACTGGTAGTCCCGATGGGCTGGGGACCGAGATCGCGCAAGAGGTCGATTATTTGGGGATTGGCGTGATCTACCATCACCTAACCGAAGCCCTGAATATCATGCAGATAGAGCCTAACTTTCGACGATGGGGACCATTGATAGACAAACTCAAAGAACCCGCACAAACCGAATGTCGCCTATGGTTGCGGCAAGAGGCTTTGAAGCGTAACTATCACGATAAAGCTAAGTTAGATGGTAGATGCAGGCTATGAATTACATCATCGGCGAGGCTATGGCGAGGGAATGGGTGTGAAAGTTATATCTGAAAAAGAGTTTTCGGAGCGAGTGCGTTTAGTTCTTGAGGATTGTAATGAATGTGGGTGTGTGACCGGCCCGGGGAGGTCTGGCGCTGTCGCTTCTGTTTATGCATCTCATATTCTGCATATACCTTTTATTCCCTATGGCTCAAAACCTCCAATTCATTTAGGCCGCTTGTTAATCATTGACACCGCTGAGGAAAGCGGATCAACGATGCGAAAAGCTGGACGAAGGTATTCTTTCGCTGATCCAAAAATGGTTACTTGTTACAAAGAGCCACCGCGCGTCATGTTTTGGTATGAGTCGGGAAAGCCTCAAATGTACAAACATCAAAGTGTTGCCGCATGAACGCCAAATCCCGCCGCTCAGCCACGTCCCTAAAAATCATCACCGTGCTAGCCGATGGTCCTAGGAATATCGGGGAGTTGTGCCAGCTTACGGACTGTTCCTGGATGGGTGTGAGTAGCGCAACGAGAGCGCTTCACGCTGACGGTACGATTGCTAGGGTGAGAAAGCTGGATAGGCCGGATCAATTCAAATTACGGGAGAATCGTCATGCGTTTTAAGATTGGTGACTTGGCAAGAGTGAAAGTTGCTTATTCAAAGCATGCTTTGCTGCATCTCGGTGAAATCATCTGCATTGAACAAGTTTCGGGAACAGACTTATGGAATAATCCATATGATTACGCATCAGATTGTAGGTGCGATACTGGTCACGGTCCGAGAGGTTGTGCATTTAAAGATTGGCAACTAGAACCGATCCAGCGAAGTGTCGAGCCTATTAGCCTAACGCGATCCGAGGAAGTCAGCGTATGACCGACCTATACGACCGCATCACCTGCATCAATCGTGGCTATGCTGACTATAAGGCTGGGGTTGTTTGGGAAGCATGCCCGTTATGGAAGTCAAGCGAAACGTTGGCGAGGTTTTGGCAAAAGGGCTGGATGGACGCGGAAAGGGAGGCTAAGAATGAAACTATCAAAGGAAGCTAAGAACGCCATCATCAAGGCGCTAGATGATCTTGTGACTGGATACGAAAACGGATTGCCTGTGTATGACGAAGGTCAGATGGCTTTGATGCGCGAAACGATTGATGAAGTTCTTGAGGGTTTTGAGTCGTGAAAACCACGCCAGCACGTAAAGAAGCAAGGGGGCAGCCTTGTATGGTTAGATTAGAGGGCTGCGACGGTGGAGGCGAGACGACAATTCTTGCTCATTACTCTCTTTCTGGCATCTCAGGACGCGGTTACAAGTCGCCCGACGTTCTCGGAGCATGGTGCTGCTACCCATGCCATCAAAAATGTGATGGAGCGGTTAAATCGGTCTACAGTAGGGATCAGCTTCGCCTTGCACTGGCTGAAGGCGTTTTTCGTACGTGGCAGGCTATGGAAGATAGGAAATGAAACCGAACAAGTATCACATCAAGCCAAGAACTCACGGTGGTTGGTGGTGTTTCCTGCCAAATAGCCCATGCTCAGGAACTGGTAGCACTCCTAAGGAAGCTTACGAAGAATGCCAAAAAAGCCTTAATCGTTTCGCTTATTCAACGCAAAACATTTGGCATAGCACGCATAATAATCCTTCAATAGCATCCCAACAGATGAATAGATTTAATTGGGCGAGAACAATAAACCCGTTTTCATGGTTTCCACCGCGATGATTCACCACAAGCGTCGAACCGACGAAAATCAAAGGGAAATTGTCGCTGCATTGCGTCAAATCGGCGTATTCGTGATGGACCTATCTGGTGCTGGTGGCGGAATTTGTGATCTTATCGCCTGCTACCGCCATTCTATGTGGATGATCGAGGTCAAGAACCCGCTTAAACCACGCTTAGATCGTCAGCTAACGCCCGCGCAGGTCAAGATGCATGCTGAGATATCCCGTGTGGGTTGCGAGGTGCATGTGATTTACACGGTTGGTGAGGCGATACGACTGGTTACGGGGCAGAATAACTAAACTCTGTCGTTTCCATTCTTGTGTTGACACGGTTGCAAGTCAAGGTTTAAAGTCAACCTACATTCAACGCAGGGAAAAGACATGACGAAGACCGAACAATTGATTATCGCTGATTTGGCTCGCAAGGGTTTCAGCATCGGATTCGGCAAACGCTTCATGTCCATAGCTCGATCAATGGAGGCAGCTGGTAAACTTCCTGGTCGCAAGGTTTCTGTGGATGCTTACAACGGTAATGCGATGAAGGTTCAGTGGAATCACCCACGCTTTATTCCATGCTACGAAACCGAAATCCGATGAGCACGCCACGCATGATGCCGCTCAACAAACGCACCGAATATCAGCTAAAGAACCGCAAGAAGCGAGACCAGGACGGCTCACGGGTGCGAGCATTCCGCCTAACGGCTGCAAACCTCGCCAAGCTAGAAAAGTACCGCCGCGAAGGCCAAACGCTGGTGGATATCGTCAATAAAGCGATTGAGGCGTTTTGAGATGGACGAAGTAGAGAAAGTCTATCGAGGCGTTATGAAAAGCGTTATGGTTCAGATGGAGCCATATTGGCAACAGCACATACTTGATCCCGGTTCAATTTTAAAGTATTGGTTCGATGAAGAAAACAACTTGAAATTCCAGGTTATCCCAAGCTACGAGATTTATATGCTATGACTCACCGCGAATCCAAAGCTATCTCAGACCGGATAAATCGTAAGTCAATACGCAACGAATATCTGGAATCTCTGACAGCTAAAATAACTCTTGGCGAGTTGATTTTGATGCATGCAAAGTCAAAGCTAAACGCGGCCAATTTCGCGGCCCAAACTGCCTACTACGCCAAGGCAATAAAAAAGCGCAGAATGGAAGCTAAGAAGCTCACAGGATCAGGCGATGACCGACTCACAACCTACATCGCCTCTGCGCAAGCCGGAAGCGAAACCAGTCCCGCAATGGATGGTATACGCCCTGATGGCGGCGATGGGCGTAGGAGGGCCTGTGATCGTGCATAACCAGGAATCGGACAAGTCGTCGCTAATCGATACGCTTAGGACAGAAATCGAGCATAGCGACCAGCGGTGCAACGAGCTAAGGGTGCAGGATTTGCGCGAAGATATGCACAGGTCGGAGGGTAGAAAGTGAAACTTTGGTTACTTACACAAGAAGAAAACGAAGGCTATGACACATTTGATGGATGTGTTGTTGCGGCAATTGACGAAAAATCAGCCAAAGAGTTTCATCCAGATTTCTATGATTCTTGGTCAAGTAAATCTGAGAATGTCAGAGCTAAGCTTCTTTGGGATGTCTATGACGGAGAATCTGGCATCATTCTTGCATCGTTCAATGCAGGCTAAGGAAAATATCATGATCAAGATCAGCGATAACGAGAAAACGATGGACTTCGAATTCGTATTGAGCGAAGCGGACAAGGCTATAGCTCGGTTTGCGATGGAAGAGCGCACAAAGTATTTGATGCATCTGAATGCTCAAGATGCACTTGCACAGACCAAGCACTTGCGCAATGATTCGATCAGCGTCAGACATATCGCTTGATGTTATTAAGGAAGGTTCCGCTAGGTTGGCTGGCAATCCGGTTTGAACCCGGAGGGACTGGAAACGGTAGGGGTTCGACTCCTCAACCTTCCGCCATTTTTAGGAAGTGTGGCCGAGTGGATGAAGGCAATCGGTTGCTAACCGGTACGTTCGAAAGGGCGCGAAGGTTCGAATCCTTCCATTTCCGCCAAAATTCTGTAGGGATTTCTGTCTATCCCCCTAGACGCCCTGCACTGAGCCTGTCACGTCGTGAGATGTTTCAGGTTACCTACAGCGCGGTAGCCAAATCAGGTAAGGCATCGTCCTTTGAAGTCGAGTATTGCAGGTTCAAATCCTGCCCGCGCTGCCATTATGCTTGACGTGCATGTCATTATCAGCCCGAAAACGCCCGTGACGTGGGTGGATCGGTGCTTGTATAGCCTCATTGACGCCTGTGTATCGCTTCCCTACGCGGTCGAAGTCCATCTGGCTCCCTACATAGATGGTCATATTGGTCACGCCCGCCAGCATGGCTACGCGATGGGTTCGCACCCCTACGTAACCACGGTAGACGACGATGACTGGCTAGAGCCAAATGCGTTTTCTGTGTTGAGGGATAGCTTGCAATCCGGCGCTCCTGCTGTTTACACGCGGGAGACGGTCTGGCAGAACGGCAAGCCACGCCTCTTTGACAATCGGCAGAACTTGCGAATCTACCGCCGCGATGTGCTGAATGGCTTTGACTTTGGAGCATGGCCGATATTGAGCGATGAAGCCTTGAGCCGTCATGCAGATGGCTTCGGCCCAGGCATTGACTTGCCCGACAGGGTTTACAACTACCGCATAAATCCGTCAGGATCGCGTAAACTGTACCCACAGCACGCGGACTTGGTGAGAAAACTGCATGGCTAACCTTTTCACCACAGCCGCCAACTTCACGGATGGCACGAATACGCCACCCGCCTGCTGGGATGGCACAAGTTACGTGGTCGTGAACGACGAGACGACACTGGCTTACACGGGGAGCGTGGCAACCGGTGACACCATCGCCTTTACGGGTTCTAGCGTGGCAGGGATCACGACAGCCAACGTCAGTTATTTCAACGGTTCGACCACGGTTAGCCTGCTGAATGTCACCCTGAGCGAAACGCCTACAGCGTACAGCGCCACTTTGCCCACAGGCGGTTCCAGCTATGAAGTCACGGTCAACCCCGGTTCGGGCTGTGCTTCCGATACGGCTACGCTGACGCCTACGGCTAATCCGCCTGCGCCACCTGCGCCATCAACGCCCGATTGTGGCGAGCTAGGCCGTGTTACGCGGTCGTTCGTGAGTGGCTATACAGCGGCACGGAATGAGTCTAGGCGTATCCGTAGGTTTTCCAAGCGCTGTTGCGTGGCAGACTTCAATGGGGCTATGCCTTTAGGTGTAACAATTGTGGCTGTCCGGTGGGACTGCACAAGCCCGTGGTCGATCAATATATCGAATGCCCGTATAGAGTCCACAAACCGCACAGTAGCGTGTGATGCTGCGTTCAATTATGCGGGATGGGGAGCATTGCAAGCGACGGCTACATGGAGCAATGGCGAAATCACTAGCCAACAGTTCCAGTTTGAGGTATTAGACAGACCGATCTTTCCAAATGCTATCTACGGCTCAAGCAATGGGCCTTACACTATCCAATATCCCTAGAGGTTGATATGGCTAAGCTCACTACCAAAGCCCGTAAAGCGTTGCCCAAATCGGATTTCGCAGGTAAGGGACGATCATTCCCAATCAATGACGCGAACCACGCCCGTGCCGCTATCTCAGGCGCAACACGTGCCAAGAATGCAGGTAATATATCCGCCAAGACAGCCGATACGATCCAAGCCAAGGCACGCGCCAAGCTCGATAGTCACCGTAGCTCACGAGGGTTCAAGTGAACGACGAAGAAGAGTTGCCGTTTATGGGTATGTGGGGATCGCGTGATTTGCGTTCGCTATCCAAGAGGGAATTGATCAACGCATTGGTCACGACCTACATGACAATGGATGTAAAGCACCGTCAGCACGAACAAGCCATGAATTTCCTAGAGGAATGCGCATGAAGATGAAAAGCAAATCGACGTTGCCCAAGACGGTAGCGACTAAGAAAGCCGCCGCGAAGTCCAATAGCCCCAAAACGACCAGCAAGGTTGCCGATAAGCCGATGAAGTGGTTCAAGGGAGGCTAATATGGAAATTCTGACGCCACAGATGATTGCAGAACGTGCTACCGCGTACTTGAAGGTAGAAATGGATTTCCTCAAAGGAATACCACGGCCATTGTGGGCGCAGCCTAAGCCGGACACGCGCTCACGCTGGAAGAAAGCCAAGGATCGAATCAATTCACGCATAGACAACTGGCGTCATTCGCTTGCATGCTGGATCACACCATACGGTGGTCGATGACTGACATGACGACCAAGAAAATTGGCTACCTCACGGGATACGAAGACATGGACATTGTTGATGGCAAGCTAGTTCGTAGGCCATCGAAGAAAAGCACCGTTTCCAGCCAAACCTACCTCACCTACTGCATTACCATGGCGCTACGGCGTCATTCTGTCGTTATGGGCCGGGCGATGTACTATGCGGGAGTAAGGTGAGTGCTGATATGAAAATTTTGGAAGAATACGAAATCGAATTAACCAAAGCCCTGGATAAGGTAGTGAATTCACTGGCGGAAATCATTGACAACGATGTATTGAAAATCCTCATGGAAATGGAAGATGTAAAACCTGATATTGAACCAATCGACATCGATACCAAGGGCTTGTAAGACCTTTTTATTTGCCTAATTAATGAACTGGTTAGCAACTATATTAACGACTAAGAGACGCGAGACTTATACGAATGGCTGCACGGACACTACGCCCAAAACACAGTGATGAGATACGCGCCAAGATACAGGCGAGTATGTTAATCCGTGGGCTGCATGACCATTTCGAGGGTAAGCGTGATCTTACCGCAACACAGCTTAAGTCAGCTGAAATTTTGTTAAGGAAATCAGTTCCCGACCTATCGAGCGTTGAAATGTCTACAGACCCAGATAATCCCTTCCAGATAGTTCACTCCATCAAGCTCGTTGACATGGACAAGCCTTGACCGAAGTCACTGTCCAGCTTCCTCCAAAGCTACGGCCTATCTTTTTGGGAGCAGCAGACGTCCGTGGGGCTTTTGGTGGGCGCGGCTGCTGCCACCCCGATACGCTTATCGACACGCCTTCAGGTCAAGTGAAGATAAGCGAGTTCAAAGGAGGCAGCGTTTACTCGGTGCTGGATGGTCGAGTCGTTATAGCTCCAGCTACTCCATCCATTCCATATGACGAGCAACAGCTTTACTTGGTGACTCTTCTGGATGGTCGGTCAATGTCTGTAACGGACGAGCATCGCTTTCTGACGAATCGAGGCTGGGTTGAGCTTCAAGATTTGACGATGGCTGATTCGGTTTACGTGGCGTCCCCATCCGAGCTTTGCCTTCCGGCGACCAATTCGGAACACGGCCTTTCAGCGTCACGCGAAGATGCTCCGCATTATTCGGAAAAACACGAAGGTTATCCGGGTGGTTATTTCTCGTATTCCCGTCGATATGATCAACAACCTCCGATCCTTTCAGATATCGTCCTAGTTTCTTCTCCATCACAAGTCGGTGAACCGCAACATAGTTCCCATACTTGGACGCACGCGGATGACCTGGCGAACGAGAATACAGATACCCGCGAACTTCCTTCACGCCACCTGTCCAGCCAACGCGTTCTTCTCGCAGCGGCGGCGAAAAGTTCTGTAGCTGAGGGAAGTTATAGCGACGGTAAAGCTTCTGCACAGCCTTTGGAGTTATGCCGAGACGTTGCGCTATATCAGCAGAAAACATTCCTTCGCGAGCCATCTCAAGAATTTCATTCGCTCGGTCTTTATCACGACAACCTGAAAAGTCAGGATGGAAAGAAGCGAACAATTCCCGGCATGCCTCGGCTCGGCGTTCACGATAGTTCATGGTTTTCTCCCAGTTGTGTTCACGACCGCCATAGTTTGATTGGCATACAAAGCATTTGCAAGCACGACCGCCTTGTGTATTGGGATTTACATGTGCCGGTGCTTGAGAACTACCTGTCAAACGGTATCGTCAACCACAACTCAGGCAAGACACGATCATTCGCCAAGATGGCAGCAGTACGCGGGATGATGTTTGGATCGTCTGGCGTTAGCGGCATCATCGTCTGCGCTCGCCTGTTCATGAATAGCCTTGAGGATTCCAGCCTTGAGGAAGTGAAGCGGGCGATTCAAGACGAACAATGGCTAGCTGACTATTACGATGTAGGCGATAAGTACATCAAGTCAAAGGATGGGCGCATCTCGTTCGCATTCTCCGGTCTAGATCGGAACATCGCCAGCATCAAATCAAAGGGTCGCATTCTGATTTGCTGGGTCGATGAGGCAAGCCCGGTCACGAACGATGCGTGGTCTACGCTGATACCAACGTTGCGTGAGGAAGGAACGGACTGGAACGCTGAGCTTTGGGTGACATGGAACCCCGAGCGTGAAGTTGACGCCGTCGAGAAGCGATTTCGGCTATCGACTGACTCTCTCGTGCGGATGGTCGAGCTTAATTGGCGCGATAACCCCAAGTTCCCCGCAAAACTGGAACGTGAGCGCTTGCGCGACCTTGAGGAGCGGCCAGATCAGTACGATCACATATGGGAAGGTGGCTATAAACGCTCCGTGGAGGGTGCGTATTACGCCAAAGCCTTAGCCGAAGCCAAGGAACAAGGCCGCATTGGCAATCTATCTGCCGACCCTCTAATGACACTACGTGCCTATTGGGACATTGGTGGAACGGGTGCCAAAGCTGACGCATGCGCTATCTGGATCGTCCAGTTCATTGGCAAAGAGATACGCGTGCTGGATCACTATGAGACTGTTGGTCAACCTTTGAGCGTGCATGTCCAGTGGCTACGCGATCACGGTTACGGTAAGGCTGAGCTTGTTCTTCCTCACGATGGAGCACAGCACGACAAGGTATTTCAGGTGAGCTATCAAAGTGCGTTGATGGAAGCTCAGTTCGATGTGCGTGTCATTCCCAATATGGGTGCAGGTGCCGCTTCCAGGCGCATCGAAGCTATGCGTAGAGCTTTTCCTTCTATGTGGTTCGATGAGAAGAAAACCGAAGCAGGACGATCAGCGCTGGGCTGGTATCACGAAAAGCGCGATGAGAACCGCAATATCGGCTTAGGTCCCCACCATGATTGGTCAAGCCACTCCGCTGATGCAGCTGGGCTAATTGCCGTTGACTACGCCACGCTAAACCTCGGCGCTATGCCAAACATCTCCTTTACCACCCAATTCACCCGTGAAGGCTTCGGCCAGCGCTCGGAGCTATTCCATGGCTAAGTCCAAGACCTACCGTTCAACGGGTGGTGAAACCAAGCAGAAAGTGGTCGAGAAAGATTCGTGGACAAAAGAGATGCTTGAGCGCGCCTCTGATGCTATGACGTTCGACACCGAACAACGTCGGCAGTGCGTCGAAGACATGAAGTTCGCCTTTGTGGCTGGGCATCAATGGGACGCTCATCTCACGGCCAAGCGCCGCAACAAGCCGAACTACGAGTTCAATCGGGTTCGCCAGTTGATTCGCCGAGTGACCGGGCAGCAGCTAAAGAACAAGCCAGAGATTAAATGCCGCGCGTCCAATGACGAGGACGTTGACACGGCAGAAGTCCTCAACGGCATGATCAAAAATATCGAGGTCGATTCGTCGGCTGACAACGCCTATGACACTGCCTTCCAGTGGTCGTGTGGCGGCGGCTATGGCGTTCTGCGCGTCAAGTCGGACTATGAGTCACCTGATACGTTCGACCAATGTCTGAAGATCGAAGCGGTGCTTGATCCAATGACCGTGTTTTGCGATCCATCTGCACGAAAGTTCGACAGATCCGACGCGCGATATTGGTTCATTTCCGAACTGATTCCAAAGGCAACATTCACAGCACGTTGGCCTAATGCGGAAGTGGTGGACTTCGATGTAGCCCGGACTGACAGTGATAGCGACCTATTGTGGTGCACCGAAGATATGGTGCGCATTGCCGAGTACTGGTACGCAGAGAAGCAACCCAAGACGATCCTATTGCTTTCCGATGGCTCGATTGTCGATGAAGAAGACTATGAGGGTTATCAGAAAGCGCAAGCTGATGCAGCTAAATCTATGCCTCCTGTTGATCCAGCCACGGCACCAGCTGGCGCTACAGCTATTCCTCCACCGGCTGCCACGCCACCAGTAACGATCAAATCCACTCGCGAAGTCGATGTGGACGTGATCTATTCGTGCCCTGTATCAGGCAATGGAAAGCTCGAAGAACCGACGAAATGGGGTGGTTCGATGATCCCGATTGTTCCGCAATGGGGTGATCTAATCAGTATCGATGGCAAGCAGATTTACTCAGGAATGACGCGCTTTGCCCGTGACTCGCAGACCATTCACAACTTTGAAATGTCTTCGATGGTGGAGGTGGTCGCCAAGCTTCCGAACAGCCCGCTTAAAGCTACTCCGGCAATGATCAAAGGTCTGGAAAGCTATTACGAACGACTAGGCTATGACGATCCGCCGGTATTGCTGTTCAACGCTGACCCTAACGCACCAGGCGGTCCTTCACGCGAACCGATGGCGCAGCTACCTTCAGCCCTCGCGAACCTGTCCAATATCACCGTCGATGAGATGAAGGCTACGACCGGTGTGTATGACGCGTCGGTAGGAAGCCAGTCAAATGAAACCAGCGGTCGCGCGATCATGGCGCGCAATGCTCAAGCGGAAGTGGTCAACTTCGTCTATGTGGACAATCAGGTTAAAGCACTCAAACGGCTGGGTGAGATTCTGGTGGACGCTATCCCGCATTACTATGATGCCGAACGCTCCATACGCATTCTGGGGCCTGATCTGGCTGAGAAATACGTCACGATCAACAAGATGGTCACTGATCCGGTCACAGGTAAGGAATACGTCGAAAACGACCTCTCACGCGGTAAGTACGATGTGACGGTAACGGTCGGAAAGTCTTACGAGACGGCTCGCATGGAACTGGCGGAGTTCGCGCAGACCGTGGCGCAGACGCCGGGACCTGTTGGCGCTATCGGCCAATACCTGATGATGAAGTCGATGGACGTTCCAGGCATTGACGATGCTGTGGAGTGGATTCGTACGGCGCTGGTCAAGCAGGGCATTATCCCGCCAGGACCGAACGATCCGCCGCCCGCGCCGCCCGCACCGCCGCCGCCGCAGGTCATTGCGCAGGCTGCCCATCATCAGGCACAAGCCACGCTCGCGACGGCGCGCGCGCAGGACATCGCTGCCAAGACACAGACGCAGGTGCAGCTGGAAGAAGCCAAGACCGCCAGTCTCGTCGCCAAGATTCCCGGCACCGAGGCCGATGGTCACGCCACGATGATCCAGAACGGGGCAGCCCTCATGCCACAGCAGCCAGTGGGCTTCGCTGTGCCGCATGAAGGTCCGATTGGTCCATCTTCACCTGACACGTATACAGGTGGATTCTGATGGCTTACATGCTATTCCTACTAATAGCTGCCCATTTTATTGCCGATTACCCGCTGCAAGGTGATTTCTTGGCAATGGGGAAATGCAGAACAGGCCCCGGTTATGTTCCGTGGTGGCATTGCCTATTGGCGCATTCCTTCATCCACGGCGGCTTTGTGGCATTGATTACGGGCGTTTGGTGGCTCGGCGCGGCTGAGATTGTCGTTCATGCACTAACTGACCATGCAAAGTGTGAAAAGAAGATTGGAATTAACACTGATCAGGCAATTCACATTGCTTGCAAAGTTCTTTGGGCTTGTATCGCTTAATGGGGTGATGCTGGCACGCCTTGACATTGCCAGCACAAAAGGTAAACATCATGACCGACGAAACCAACGGTGTAACGGCACCGGTAGCTCAACCTGAGCTGAAATCAATCGATACCAGCTCTAAGGCTGCTGA